GCCCTTTTCGCTTGCCTCCCCGTTCGCTTATCAAAGCGAAGGGGCTGAGCAATTACGCCGCTTCTTCTGGCCTCACGACGATCCCGAGTTTTTCAAGCGGGAAAAATTCGACCAAAGCCTTCGGCATTGGGAGGATGAAATGATGCGGCGCAGCGGCTGCAAGACCAAGCGCGAAGCTTACAGAGACATGGACTGGTGTTGGGCCAAGAGGTCCGAAGGCGCGATTTCAATCAGCCCGCATAGGCGCGAGGTCGGCAAGCCGGGATATTGGCAAGGTCTTCCGCCAGGTCGAACGGTCGTGATGCCGGAGACTCGGGACACGGCTGCCGTGGGCGCGGCTCTGCGGATGGCCTTGGATCGTTGCGAGTAGCGCGATGTGATTTACGATCTTCGCCGTTGCGAGCGTAGTTCCGAGAGCCAATCGGTTCGAGCACTTCGTTCTCGCCGCTCTTCAAGTCACGGCAATCTCGTCTGCAAGGCTCATAGCATCGCGCCCGAACTCCCTCCAGTGGGCGCGCCCCTTCTCCCGCTTGCGCGATAGATGGCCTCGCAAAGCGAGGTCGGATGACGGCCGGCGCCACTCCTACCCGAGTCCGACATTGTGTCGAGCGTTGAAAACGCCTCCGCAGGAGGTGCCGCCCCTCTTGCGTCCCGCGGCGTGCGTTGTCGCTGAGAGAGCCCTCATCCGACCCGGCTACGCCGGGCCACCTTTTCCCGCAAGCAGGAGAAGGGGATTACCTTCGGCGTTCAGGCTCATCTCCAACTCGGCCCCCCCATGCTCCACGTCGACTCTCTCGCACGCCTCGCTCCGGAACAGCGCGCGGCCTTCGTCTCCGCGCTCACCGAAGAAGAAGCCGCCGCCCTGCCCTATCTCTGGGAGTTCTGGGCCAGGCCCGAGCAACGCATCCCTGAGGGTGACTGGGTCTATTGGGTTCCGCTCGGCGGGCGCGGCATGGGCAAGACCCGCACCGGCGCCGAGACCGTGCGGCAATGGGTCAAGACGCACCGCTTCGTCAACATCATCGGCGCCGCCGCCAACGACGTGCGCGACGTCATGGTCGAGGGCGAGTCGGGGCTGCTGGCCGTCTGTCCGTCCGACGAGCGCCCGAAATTCATCGCCGCGCGGAGTTGCCTCGAATGGCCGAACGGCGCGCGCACGCAGCTCTTCTCGGCCGAAGCGCCGGAGCGGCTGCGCGGGCGCCAGCACATGAAGCTCTGGGCGGACGAACTCGCGGCCTGGCGCTATCCCGAAGCTTGGGACCACGCCGTCTTCGGTCTGCGCCTCGGCGACAAGCCGCAGGCGATCGTGACGACGACGCCGCGGCCGACGAAGCTCATGCGCGAACTGCTCGCCAATCCGCTGACGCTCGCGACGCGCGGCTCGACCTTCGCCAATGTCGCCAATCTGGCCCCGGCCTTCGTAGCCAAGATCCTCGCGAAATATGAGGGCACGCGGCTCGGACGGCAGGAGATCGAGGCGGAGCTGCTGCTCGACGCGCCGGGCGCGCTGTGGACACGCGCGCTGATCGAATCCGCCTACCTGCACAAGGCGCAGGCGCCGAGCCTGACGCGCGTCGTCGTCGCCGTCGATCCGCCGGCGAGCTCTTCCGAACAAGCCGACGAGTGCGGCGTCATCGTCGCGGGGTTGGCCGAGGACGGCGGGGTTTGCGTGCTCGCGGACCTCTCCTCGCAAGGCGAGACGCCGCTCGCCTGGGCGCAGCGCGCAGTTGGCGCGGCCCGGCGACACAAGGCCGACGCCATCGTCGCCGAGGTCAACAACGGCGGCGAGATGGTCGAGACGGTAATCCGCCAGGTCGACGCCAACATCCGCATCAAATGCGTGCGCGCCAGCCACGGCAAATATGCGCGCGCCGAGCCGGTCGCGGCGCTCTATGAGCAAGGGCGCGTGCGTCATCTCGGCGTGTTCGCGCAGCTCGAAGACCAGATGTGCCTCATGACGCCCGGTTTCGATCGCAAGAGCGCCGGGATCTCGCCAGACCGCGTCGACGCGCTCGTGTGGGCGATCACCGAGCTTTGCCTCGCACAGGGCGACGGCTCGGCCATCATCGACTTCTATCGCCGCATGGCCGCTGCGCCAGCGAAAACGACCGATGGACGCGCGACGCTCGTCGCGCCGCAGGGCGTCTCGACCGCCTATGGTCGTGACGGACGCTGCTACGCGATCGGCGCCGACGGGCGCGTCGAGGTCGACGCGCAGGATGTCGCGCCTTTGATCAGCGCCGGTTTCACGCGCGCCGAATAGCGCTTCGAAGAGCCAAATACACCGATCCTTGCAGAACGCCGCGCGAGCCGACCTCGCGTGCTCCATCGCGCCGAGGCCCCGGCGCCCCGGCGTTGACCGGCAGACCCAAACAACGCGGAGACAAAGCCATGACGATCACGATGCTGGCTCCAAAGGGCCTCACCGATTTTCGGCTCGAGGGTCGAAAAATCGAGATCCGCGATGGTCTCGTCGCCATCGAGCCGCACGATCTCGACGCCTTTCTCGCGCACGGCTTCACGCGGCGAAGCGCGCCGAGCGCCGCCCCCGCGCCGCCCCGCGAGACGCGCGCCAGCAAGGAGCAAACGCCATGACCGTCGGCGATCTCGTCCAGATTTCCGCGGTCAAGGCCTGGTGCGGGGTGACGACGACCGCCGACGATGCGCTCCTTGCGGCCCTCATCACCCAGATCAGCCGCGGCATATACAACTACATCAACCGCTCCTTCGTGCTGCCGCAGAACGTCGTCGAAACTTACGACGGCAACGATCAGCGCCAGTTGCTGCTGCGCAACTGGCCGGTCGGCGCGGTTTCCTCGCTCATGATCAACGGCGAGGTCGTCCCGCCCGCGCCGCCGCTCAGCGCGAATGCCCCGCCGCAGCCCGGCTTCGTCCTCGAATCCTCCGACGATCAGCCGCCCGGGGCCATGCAGCAGCTGTTCCTTCGCGGGCGTTACAGGTTTCACAAGGGACGACAGAACGTCGCCGTCGCCTATCGCGCCGGATACGAGATCGTCGCGGAGGCGCGGACGATCCCCGCCCAGGCGCCCTATCAGCTCGTCGCCTTTTCGCCTTTCGGCAATTGGGCGCAGGACACGGGCGTCGCCTATGCGGGCGGCGGCGCGCTCGCCGCTGTCACGCCTGCCGTCAATCCAAACCCTCCCGCCCAGGATCCGGCTCCGCTCATCGCAGGTCAATATGCCGTCGATCCATTGAGCGGAACTTACAGCTTCTCAGCCGACGACGCCGGCGCCGCGGTTACGCTCTCCTATGGCTACATCCCCGCCGATCTCGAGCAGTGCGCGCTCGAGTGGGTCGCTGACCGCTATCGTTACAAGGACCGCATCGGCCTCTCGAGCAAGAGCCTCGGCGGGCAGGAGACGGCCGCTTATCAAAACAGGAGCGTGCCGGATTTCGTCGCGCTGGCGCTCACGAATTTCCGCCGCATCATCGCCAATTGAGACGAAGAAGGGACGCAGAAATGCTCAGCGTCGAGATCGAGGGCGACGATGAGCTCGTCGTTCGCTTCGCCGCGACGCCCGACGCAATCCGCGCCGCGCTCGCGCAGAAATTCGGCGAGCTCGCACAAAAGCTCGAAGACAAGATCAAGAACGAGAAGCTTGACGGCGAGGTCCTTGTCGCGCGCGACGGTCGCCTGCGCGAGTCGATCGTCGTCTCTCTCGACGAGACCGGCGCATCGCTGTCGGCGTACGGCGTCAAATATGCGGCGGCGCAGGAGTTCGGCTTCGACGGAACGGAAAGCGTCGGTTCGCACAGCCGCACGATCCGCGAGGCCTTCGGACGCGCCATCGCGCCGAAGACGATCGTCGTGCAGGCTTTCTCCCGGCAAATGCGCCTGCCCGAACGCAGCTACATGCGCTCGTCGCTCGACGAGATGCGGGAGGAGATCGCGCAGGCCTTGCGTGACGCCGTGGACGAAGGACTGAACGCATGAATGTTGCGCGAGAGACAGTGATCGCGGCCTTGCTCGCGAAGCTTCAGGCCGTCACGTTTGCGGCGCCGGTCAATGGCCAGACGAGCTTCGTGAGCGTCTCCCGGCGCCTGAAGCTCTGGGGAGAGGCGCCGAAGTCGCAGCGCCCGGCTCTCTTCGTCACCGAACATCGCGAACAGCCGGTCTATCGCAGCGAGGCGCTGCCGAATCTGACCATGCTCAGCGTCGACCTCTTCATCTACATCGACGCCAGCGACGCCAACACAATTCCCGCCGCCGCCCTGAATGTGATGCTCGACGCGATTGACGCGGCGCTGAAGCCGCAGCCCGCCGACAACGAACGTCAGACGCTCGGCGGCCTCGTCTCGCACTGCCGCATCGAAGGCCAGGTTCTGAAGGACCCCGGCGATCTCGATGGCGACGGTCTGCTCTGGATTCCACTGAAACTGCTCGTCCCGTGACGCGCCTTTTTCCGCCCATCAAGGAGTGGCGAACATGTCGAACAACACTTCCATCGCTTTCGGGGCTGGCGTCCTGATCGGCACGCCATCGGGCGGAGGCCCGATCCAGTTCGGAACGCTTCAGGATGTCTCCGTCGACTTCAGCTTCTCGGTGAAGCAGCTCATGGGGCAGTTCCAGTTTCCGATCGCCGCGGCGCGCGGAGCCGGCAAGATCAGCGGCAAGGCGAAATTCGCCAATCTCGACGGACCGGTGTTCAACTCGATCTTCTTCGGCAACGCCCTCACGGCGGGCCAGAAGCTCTGGTCCTTCAACGAGGC